CATGTTTACCGCGATTGTAGTCTTGTGCTGAAGCGTAGAAAAATCGAATCCACGAAGACTTGCTCCCCCACCTATCAGATAAATCTCGTTGTACATGATGCGAATCTCCAATCGTTATTTAAATACTACTCTAATACCTTACCACAGGCCACTACTTATACTCTAAGGCACTTTATACTGTTATTTGATTGATTATACACTAGAAGGCTTAAGAGCCTTAGAATCGATCCTGTGTCCTATCATAAGTCCTTTGTTTATAACGACTTATGCTCAGGCACTACTTCATTGATTATAAGTACTTTACCTGTAACGACTTAGAGTTATATTATAGAAGATGTAATGATTTGAAAATTAAATCAGAAACACTCCAAATAGGTATTTCTAAAAAATTGTAATATGACGCTAAAGCGCCCTCAGTTAATAGATAAATTAAAACATCCATAGTACCCTACGCTGTAATATCTACTTTAACTTCAACAATTGCGGTAATACGACAGAGGTCATCAACCGTAAACCGTACTGACTTCCATCCGGTGCCAGAAATTAAACTTGTAATATCAATATCAATTTGATCGCCTGTATAATCTCCAGACGATGAACCGTATCCACTGCCGTCATCAACGTTATAATGCAACGTTATGGAGTTTGATTCTTCGTAAATTCCAAACACTAAGCCATGTGTATGCGCCAGCATTATGTGTGTGTGTCCAAGGTCAGTAGTTGGATGCGTATGTGAACTTGCGATACTGTGATTATGTGGATTATTTGGTGCAGCATAACTGGTTAAACCAGATATGTTTGTACTAACAGTTAATACGGGTCCTGCAAACGACTGCATAGTTAAAGAAGCTTCTTCTGCATCAGAAGTAGAATACGCCCTAAAGTCCCTTATTTTAAATGATAACTTTACAGAAATTATATCTGTAGTTTCTGATGGAATTTTAAAATCTAAAGTTACTGGGTGTGCAGCATCTCCCGAATCGTTACCATTCCAAGCCATTGTTTGTCGCAACTCTGCATACGCACTAGCGCGTATCGTACCTGCTAATAAAACACCAGCATGAATTAGTTGCATTCCATTCGCTGGATGAACAACACCATTATCATTATCATTAACTGCCATCAACCAGTTACCGGATGCTATTGCTTCGTTAATATCATCCGTTGTTCTGAAAATAGTTGTAAAGTCTGGGTCCCAATAAATAAATTCCTTATCTGTTGAATCAGCTGTGATGTTATAAGTTGTATCTTTAAACCTAAAATAAATAGGGTTAGTTCCATCAGTAGCTTCCCAGGTCGCTGTTCCACTACTACCCGTATGGTCCCAAGTTAAATTGCTAGTCCATGGGATGTCACTTGATGGCTGTTGAGGTAACGCGTTAGCGATCATTGTTTGAACATTAAATAATGATGAAGGCTCAGCGAGCTTATTTTCAGTGTGTGCAGGAGTGTACTCCGGGTAGTCAACTGTTGGTGCTACGCTATCGATATCGAATAAATCAGGAGCGTAATTCTCAACAGCAATAGTATAAGTATGATCTGAATTCCATTGTTTATTAATAATCCTACGTATTACGAAGTCGGTCTCAGCCCCGATAGTTACGATGTCTCGGTAGCTCACATCATAACTTAAGCTTGCAGGTGCAATGCTAATTAAAGGGCCAGTGATGCCTGTGATAGTGTAATCATGAGTTAATACTTGACCAGAACTTGGAACATAAGATCGAATATAAATTTTATTTCCAATATCATCAGTACTAGCATCTCGATCTAACGTAAGTTCACTACCGGATGAATCATCTGATTCTAACACAAGGTAACTTTTGCCCCAGTTAGGCTTTGTCCGTTGTATTTTATAAACACCTCCTAACTCGTAGAGTAAAGCATCTTTATACATCGCAAAAGTATTAAACTCATTAATAAGCTGATTACGACCTAAAGCGAAAGCTGCTACTCTGGTAGCTAAAGCCCGCTTCTTAATTCCTAATCCCATTATATCAATTTTGTTTGTGTAGTTACCTGCACTAGAATTACTGATAGGCCACTTGATACGCTTATACCCACGATCAGCGTCTTCATAATCTATGACGCATGTACCAGCTCTATTTATTGGCTGAGTCCATTCTTGAAGCCAAGAGTCTGCTAATATGTTTTGGTCGGTTATAATTTCATAATCACCGTCCCAAGCTTGATCAAGCCAACCAGTAAGTTCTAGCCCATCCCAATATAATCTTGCACGCCCAATTGACGCTATTTGAAAACAAGTTTTCCATAGTTCAGAACTTTGATTAATCATGATATTACAAGGTAATATCTCTGTCGTTCCTCCGTCACCATCATCTACTAGAGTAGCACATAACTGTGCCCATTCATAAAAGAATGCGGTGTTCATAGATGAAGGCTGGAACAACTCATAAAACTCAACATCGTACGCTATTGAACTACCATTACCAGTTACGCTTGGTTGAGTTAGCATGTTGTATACTACCCATGCTCTTAGATTACTGTATTCCCAATTCCAAGAAGTTCCATTATATACTCTGAGAATCTTTCCTTCTCTTACACACTTAACTTGTACGGCGCCCTGTAACCTATCTGAAGCTTTAGCGATAATGCCAATCATCGCGATACCAGGATGATTAAACGCTACGTCAATTACGCCACGATAAGATCTAAGTCTTACCTCGTCACCGTATCTTGATTTATTTCGATCAGTGCTAGTCTTCGTTACTCGTAACTGATAGTGTGAAGATCTATTTATAGTAAAGGATATCGAAGAATCTTCAGTGGAATATTCTTTATAATACGGAGCGAGTTGGTTTCGTATTACATTTTCATTAACTAACGTGGTCCAAGACCCACTGCCTACAACAGCGATCTCAACCTTAGCACCGACGTAACTAGATTCTTGATCACCGGTTTTATCGTAGTGATAAATTCCACGATCAAAACCTAATGTGAATTCTATCTCATCAAACCCACTTCGTGGTAAGTTAAAAGTCTGAGCGCCATCAGCACTCGTAATCTCTGCGTTATCTCGTATCTCAACTTTATCAACTTCAAACCCCGCCATTGCGGTTTGATCATCTGTACCTAAATTCTGTGTAACAGTTACATCAGCAAAATTACCTACAGGTTGGTTATTTATATAAACTTTCTGTAAGTCTACACCACTTGTAGGTCCTTCACAATGAACAATCTTTAAGTACAGTTGCTCGTCACCATTCTCATCGATATTAGTCCATCTTGAAGCAATGTTACCATATCGAATATTTTCGCCGTACTCTTCAGCTATCGGTATACCTTCAACCTGAGTATTCGCAGTATCAAATCCAAAAGACTGCTCGCCTGTTCCTTGTTTCCCGTCACTTTCTGGTAAGTTCTGCTGGAATAGCATACCTCCAAGATAACTAAAAGCCATAGATAGCAGAAGTGAGGGCGCTGATGCCCAAATGGTTGATGCTATCCACCCAATAGCTTGAAATATGAATCCAGGTCTTGGAGTTATTTCAATCTTATCGCCTGGAATAACATTAGTACTAAGTAATAGGTCATGGGCAACTACCTCACGATTTACTAGAATCTCTTTTGAACCTAAATTCTCCGCGTAATTACTACAGACAGCGTGTAGCGTTTCACGCCGATAAGGTCGCACGAAATAATCAGCGAATAAAGGCTTATCGGCTGTGTCCTTATACACAATTATTTCAACTCTTTTTGGTTTTGTACTAACAGACATAATAGCCTTTTACGTATTTTAAAATGCGCTTATCTAATCTACTTTTTATAACGTAAACTCCTGAAGGTCGTTCAATAGCGTGTAAGATGTGTAAGCAATCCGGCCAGATAAGAGCAGTATGCCAAATATTACCTTCAAATTGAAATAGAACTATTGAATGTAATGAACATTTTTCAAATCTAGTCATTTGCCAAACTGAGTCTGGTAAACTAATTCCGAGGGTTTTACAGCTAAATCTACAAAATGACCAGCAAGGGAGCATCCCTTTTTCAGGTTCAAAAATAGTGTTTAAGTATCGGTTTAACATTAGACTTCCATTGATGCATTATCAAGGCCTAAAAATGCACCCCAATTTTCTGCGTTACCTTTAGCGTAACAGTCCTCGAATGTACCAGTGCATGAGGAATCACCACCAGAATATCGACAACGTGATTTTTTAAACCGAACTGGGTCTGCATTTGGACAAATACTTGAAGAAAATTCCCGTAAAGGTATGCGCTTATGCATCGGATTCGGTGCACCTAATGTGAAATAGATCCAGTTCGAATCACACTTTGAAGTCAGGTTTTCATAATCAACTTCTAACGCCGGTATAGCTTCACTTAAGAAGTCATTATTAACTTTAATTAACTTTATGTCAGCATTCGCAGCCCCATTAGTCTCTTGAAGTAATGTATATATTGTAGAATTCAAAGCCGATGTGCGAAGTGTGATCGTTGGAATAGTACCTGTACTATTTACATCTCTTGCACCTACTTGTAAATCATCTGGACTATACAGATCACTTCCGTAGTCTACTTCCTCATTATTATCGGTTATTCGTTGCGTAGTTTCACTCGGCACAGCGATTTGCACACACCATGACCACTGATTCTTATCCATCGGGTTGAGTAAACTCTCCCGAAAACTATCTGGTAACGTTACAGTCATCATCGGTCCTTTACATTATTATATTAGTTATCCACTCGCCCAATTTCGATATAATCATTATCTGCTTGAACATATAAAATAAGTACATCATCAAGTGCAGCCGTCCAGGACGCAGATAAATTAAAATTGCCGCTATCACCGATAGTAGAGCTGTTTGAATCACTACCACCGATAATACGCACGATTAATCCTACAACTGGGTTATCTAAATCTGTGATCGCTGTGGCCCCTGTGTTGGCAGATGTAACGTAAATAGTGCCCGTCGAAACATCAGGCGTTACGTCATCTGCCGCTATTGTAGTACTAGTGAAAGATACAACGCCGTTACTACTCACAGTCACATTAGAGGCATCACTACCTAACTGCCAAGTGCCGTCTTTCTTAATATCACCGGACCGTACCCAAGTAATAGTTCCATCAGCAGCACCTGCATCGGTATTATAGAATCGTATTTCTCCCGAAGTAAACTGGATCAGAGAAGCCTCATCAGCGACTATGTACTTATCTATTCCAGTATTAGTATGTCGAAAATTCTGGCCAATGAAGTAGCTATCGCCTGCCGCAGGGGTTGTTTGGGCTGACAACGATGCTGTCCCACCGATCTGTATCGCCGTAAAATCTGGAGATGTACGCCAGTCTGTTTCTGGAGTAACACCGATCCCTACGTCAGCACCCTTAAGGTGCCACAGGTTATTCGTGTCATCGAAAGTTTGTAGTGGCCCTGCTGCTTGGCCTATAGTTCCACCATTTTTTACGGTTAAAACAGAGACTCCTGCTTCTAAGTTTCCGGACGTATCGGTGTGTATTGTTCGGTAATCCCGTAGTGATTCAACAGTTCCGTCATAGTGAAAATCAGCCCAGGAATCAGTCCAGTTGCCTGTTATCGTAAGCTGGTTGACGTCATTAACATCAAAAGCGCCACCACCCGCCGACGCCATATCGTTAAACGACACATATAAGGTTTGTGTGCCATCACCGTAGCCAAGCATACAATTTTTTCCAGCATTATGCTCGAAGTGGACATTATGGAAATTAAAAAAGCCTTTTTGTGCCCAAAGACCGGCAATTGTTGAGCGTCCACTTGCTGTCTCAATTGTGCCACCAAAAAAGTTATTCGTACCACCCTCAGTGGAGTAAATATTATATTCATAATTTGATTGATGCGTGCAATTATACCAATTAGTGATCACAGAAGCGTTATCATAAGGAAACGTGACGCCTATGTCATTGTTCCACGTATATACGTTAGTGTAATTTGCGTAAAGTCCACCGCCATGCTGAATAGCTATGTCGTAATACGCGATTTCTACGTTTGTCATGGTAACGTGTTGCACTTCGTCATCAGTAGTGTCCTCTCCGAAAGAGAAACATATACCCTGTTGGTTTAGTGCTGATTCATATGAACGAAAATCTGTGAAGATGGCTGCCGATGCTTTGTCGATATCGATAAATATATCACCAACAGCTTGAGCAGTAAAGACAAAGTGCGTTTCGTGTGGCCCCTGTCCTCTAATATGTATTTTATTGCCGCCGCCTGTAATGTTCTCTACTATTGTGCCGTTGAAAAAGTACTGACCACAACCAAATTCTACAACTAATCTTTTGTTGTTTGTAAAACTGATTATAGGCGCCATTGCACTGGTGTTATTAGTTTCGATAGATGCGGTTGGTGTGGACTCTGATGTTGTGACACCAAACCACTCAGGAAAAACAGCGTCAATTTTGGGGCTACCTGTTACAGTCATCGAATCATAATTAAAAATAGTAGTCCGGCCTGCGACCAGTCCGCCATCTATATCTATAATTGCTGTGCCATCCCCCTTGAGCCACGCACCAGGCTCAAACTTCAGCGTAACATCATTAGGCACCGATATAGACGTCGTAAAATAATAAGCTGTTAAGGATGATGGGAAATACACTGTACCATCAACAGCCTGAGCAGCGGTAATAGCTGCTTCTATAGAAACTTCATCATCTGTTACCCCGTCGCCAGTAACACCGTAATCTCTTACGTCAAAAACGTGGTCTAAATTAACATCCCCTTTCCATGTTACCCGCTCTGCATCGGATTCCGTACCTTCTATCATAGGAACCCAGTTAGCATCTACAGATACTCCGGTTTCTGTAGTCCAGTCAGTACCATCCCCCACCATAATGATACCGTTAATAGGAATTAACGCTGCGATATCATCAAGATTATCGTCCCAAGCTTGCACATTTTTACCAATAGCGTCACCTGTTAAAGTATTGATCGTCGCTACTTTAGCTTTTAACTCATCAGCAGTTATTTTTCCGCGGTATGCTATATCAGCTACGCACACACTACAGAGCACTAAGGAAAGTATGATCGATCTTTTAAACATATTACTGCCTTTCTAAAGTTAATTCAAATCCAAGTACGTATAAGCTTTGATCATGATAATCATCTGATGCATCAGCGTTTCTCTTTAAAATACCCTTAACAATACTTCCGCTGGAAAAAGTTAATAAAAATCCGTCGGTGACCTGTGATTGTTGTAGTAAATAATTTGTAGTTGGAACTGTAAGAGCATAGACAGCAGTTGATCCTGTCCGTATATCACTACCAGAAGATAATGTAGTTAAGCCGAATAATGTTTGAAAAGATCCTGATCCCTTTTGTCCACTGTAAGATATTTTAGTTCGTATTTTATAAGTGCCAGATATAATACTAGGTGGCATTACTACTGTAAACCCGATTTCAGAATCAACATCATTTGGTAATTTCCACATCTCAGTAGGATACAGATCAATGTACTCAATGTAGTCAACTGCTTTTGAATCAGGATCAGTGTTATCTGATAATCGTACATATATCGTAGAATATCCCAAGCTATCATTATCTGCATAATCCCACTCTTCAGCAGATAATGAACCGGCAGTTGCGGCATCTAAAGAGAACCCATCTTCGTACACTTCTTGTGGTGCGTCTGCTATTAAAGGGTCTCCACTGGCTGCAAGTGATACGTAGTACTCATTTGTACCAGAACTAGAAGCAGTCCACTTAAACCCATCTCCAACTAACGAAAGCCGCGAGGATCGTTCAGGTGAACCAGAAATTTCGTGTATATTATGCGCTGGTATAAACATAGAAGTGTCCTCTATAGTATCGTTTGATATCGTCACTGAACTGTACTGTTTAAAGTGTTGTGTAACATTCCAAGAATTAATGTCGTTATTAGATGACCAATTCAAAACACTATTAAATCTAACAACGTATGTTGTGTTATCATCTGGGTTTAACCAAAAAAACTCAGTTGCTTTATTTACAGCATAAAAAGTATCTAGTGTATCTTTATCCGTATCAGTTACATTACGTAATTCATGATTAAAATAAATCGTGTTAAGAGTTTTAGTACTAATAACAATAGGTGCGCCGCTTATAAATTGTTTTTTATTCACACTTTGCGCATGGCCAGACTCACTCCATCGTGAGACCAGACCATAACTAGATATTGTAGGATAAGTGTTTAATATAGGCATTAAGCTACCAAAGATATAGTTTGAATAAACTCAATATCAACATTCCAAGAATTGATATCGTTATTAGATGTGTATGTTGGAACATTTTGAAAAGCTACGATGTACACAGCACTTGTTCTAGGACGTGTCCAATAGAACTCTTTATCTTTATTATTATTGTAAAAAGTTCGCAGAGACTCTTTATCAGTACTAGTAAGGTTAAACAATAGAAATTCAAACGAAACCGCATTAAAAGTCACTTCAGTATCTACAAAGGCATCGCCGGTACTACGAGCACCACTTGTTTGTGTGTGCTCGTTCCAACCACGAACTGAACCGACTGTTGATAGTATAGGAAATGTATTCATTATGAGGTCGCTAACTGCCGTACTTTTGATTGTACAGACATATTTGTATCAGCGAGCCTTAACCACACTTCCATAAATCGCTGATCGTTTTCGATGTATTCTCTACGCTTTCTTTCTACAAGGGGCTGTCCCTCATAATGTAAAGTCAATGCTACATTACCACCGGATTTTTGATCAAGCGTCTTACCTACACCAGAGAACTCTTCACCTTTATGAATCAAAGCCCAACCAGTTCGTTCTACACGACCACCGTCAGCAGC